CTGTCGCCAATAAAAAATCCGCATCTATTTTCGTTATCTTCGTAACATTCAAATAAAACATCTTGGTCACCAACATCTCCTGCCGGACTAATTTTTACCCAAGCACTCCAAGTCCAAGTTTTTCGATTGCTCGAGCTACTAGGCGTTCTGGTGAAATAAGAGTTAGTATCAAGAACTACAGACCTTTCGATGTCGTAGCCAGTAGACTGACCAGATGAGCCAGAGAGTATGTTGTTGCCAGTTAATCCGCTCATGAATAATTTAAGGTCGCCACTGCTTGAATGTTAGTGCTGTCAAGAACAACGTAATCAATACGATCTACTCCTGCCGCAGTCGTGGTTAGTGTAGGCGCAGTGCCTCCTATAAAGTCCCAGTAAGAACCCCAAGACCCAGTGCGTGAACCAGTACCGTCTTGCGTAATAAAGATAGAACCTGTTTGCCCTGCTGTAATATTTGACGGATTATTAAACGTAGCGTTATGCCCTAACGTAACCTTAAAGTTATTGCTATCCGAAAAATCAATCGTAATACTTGCAGAAGACGTAAGCGTTGTAATGTTTCCTGATGTGGCAGATACGGCAACAGTTCCACCGGCCGTCCTTGATTCCATCGAATCAACTTTTAAATTACTCATTTTGGATGTGCCTCCTTAACGGCTTCGATAGCGTCAAGCCAAGTGCGAGAGCCTTCTGTTTGATCGTGGTACATCATGTCCATTTGCTCTTGCCAAGATGGATATGCTTCTCTACGTTTTTCAGCATAAGTTCTTGTGTCTGGTTTTGGCTCTGGATCAACAAAAGAAAACACATTTCCATCCCATGAACCGCCAATCTTTGCGTTATCGTCTGCTTGAATTAATTCACCGTCTACGTTGTATTCTGAAACGCCATCCCACTCGATTATGTTATTAACAACTCCACTGTTTACAATTGCGTATTTCATTATTTATATTCCGTTACAATTACGATGCCGTCGCTACCGTTACCGCCTGTTCCATTGTATTGATACTTCCCCCCCGCTCCATAACCAGTAGCGTTATAGAGATAAGTTTTCCCTCCATCTCCAAATTGAGATACCCCCGCACCGGCATCCGCGTTGGCACCGTTCCCGCCTTGAATATTTAAATCTCCACCTGTTGCAGAACCTCCCGCAGTTCCGGCAAGATAATTGCTATTTGACGCAATACCACCACCCGCTGTTAAAGTGTTCGCCCCATCTGACCAGACAGAATCGCCACCGTCATTGCCTACTCTGGTAGCACTGCCGGCACCTTTTGAGCCGATAGTTATTGTTGCCGAGGAGATTGACGAAACATCGATCAACTTTCTGACATACCCGCCAGAAGAACCATTTGTGCCGTATCCACTAGACGATTGACTATTATTGCCTCCTGCTCCCGCACCTTGAACCTCCACCATCACTTTTGTAATCCCAGTTGGCTTTGTCCAAGTTCCCGATGAGGTAAAAACTTGTACCGATGCAAGACCGCTATCAAAACCAGATGAAGTTGCTGAAGCATGAAGGGTGACTTGCGTACCCGAACCGCCCAACGTAAGCGTTGAACCAGATTCTTTGTCGATTGCGTTTACATTTATAGTGCTCATACAACCACCAATGTACCAGTAACAATGATTGTACCTGTCATAGTTACTGGCCCTGCAAGAACTGCTGATTCAATGGTATGATCTCCATCAATAGTTTCCTGATGAATAAAGAACCCGTCTTTTGCGGGTGCTTGACCTATATATTGATTTCCATTAACTACTTCAGCCATGATTCCTCCTTACGTAGAAATGCTATCTACATATGAAACCCACACATCTAAAGCAGATCCTGTGTTAGATTTAATATGAAGGACATCTGTGTTTTGCATTACAACCTTTGCGCCACCCTGAATAAGTTCTACAGAGGAACTAGGTGGAATGGTTAGGCTTTTGCAAATGTGGTAGTCAGTACCAGAGCCTGTCTTATCAATATAACAATCGCAAGTTACAGCGGCTGTAAGGATGTTAGTTACTCTAATACCAATTAATGCGTCATCAGAGTTACTAGTAAGAAGAGTTGTCTCTCCCGTTCCTACCGCTGATGCCGCCGCTCGTTCAAAATCTTGTGCCATTATGCTCTCCTATAACGCAATAGCCATAGCAACTGCAAAACCAGGAGATGCCGCTGTTACGGTTCCCCAAGAAGCATCAGTGCCATCTGTGGTTAAATATTTTCCAGACTGACCAGACATATTAGGTACTATAGCCGCAGTAGATGACGATGGAAAACTATTCTTAAGAACAACTTTTAACATTCTAAGATGGTCATCGCCTTCTGCTACAGGGTCTGAAACTGTAGGGTTTGTGTTTACTAATTGAGTTACCCAACTTGCGCTTTCTAGTGCCATAGCTCCCCCTACGTAAGTTCAAAAATACCAGTAGCGCTAGGCGTTACGGTAAGTGTGTTGTTTTGTGCTAATGTAAACTGGCTTGATGTCAAGCGAGAAAAGCAAACTAGTTTTCCACCTGACTGATAAATAACAGCGTATTTAACATTAGATACATCACCACCAGTAGCAGTCCATACACAAGCCGTCGAGTCAAACCGATACTTGTTTGTTGCCGCTGACGCCCATGTTCTGGAAGAAACTGATTTACCTCCAGTAGCATACCCATTACCGTTAGCCACTTCATTAGCTAGAGAGGCTTGAGTAGATAATGCAACGTTGTTTACGTTTGCACTTGCGGCACTGGTATGCAATGCCATATAAAATTTAACACTAGTACCGTCAAGGTCAAACTGACCATTACCAAGGTACTCCCTAAAACTGTTGAAAAAACTCCATGCTGTAGCCGCCATTTAAGCCGCCTCCTTTAACGATTCTGGATTCTTAATTATGTGTGATATAAGTCCTTCGCCATGAACAATAAGATCATAACTTGAGCCTGTAACGCTTATTAACTGAACAAACTCCTTTGCCTGATGATAATGGGCTACAGTGCATCTAAATTGCTTCCCACCTACAACCAAATCTATCTCTTCTTCCTTATCATTTTCTGGTTGCTCGTAAGCATGATGATGATCCATAATACAACTATCAAAACCAAAAATTTCAAACTTATGAAATCCTAAAATTCTTAGCAAATGCATTGATCTAAGTGTTACTGTGGAGCCACCCATAATAGGGAAGAAGTCTTCGTATGCTTTTCCGTATTGACCCTCAAGAACGTCTATGTTTTCTTCTTGAGTATCACAATGCCACAACCAAACATTGCGGCCTGAAAGCATTTTAAATACTTCTGGATGACATTGAGATGCCATTAAGTATTTACATGTTTCTACTGGAGTTTCAATAAATCTTTTATTAAACTCTCTGCTGTCTAGCATTATAAAAGCATTAGGAATAATTCCATTATCTAGACAATATTGATAAGTTCCATTTACTGTTACAATTGGAACACCATCTTCGTATCTTTCTTTTACTATATTAAATGTATCTTTAAGTGATGGACCGCCAGTAACAAGGCATATTTCTTTGTCCCACTGCGTTTCAAATGGTTTTACCTGCGGCAATCCTAAAGAAACACTGCTCTTTATATTATTTCTTATTTCTTCTTTATCTGAATTTACAGCAACAAATACATCTGGAATTGGCTGTAAAACTTGTACAGAAGGAGGATACCCTTTAAATGAATTCAAGCGTGAAACTCTAGTCTAAGCTCTAAACCAAGAGCAGCAGTTCCAGAACCTATTTGATCTATGTCAAATCTTATTACATCAAACTCATTAACTAAACTGTTTGCCCCAATAACTGGAGCCGTTGCCGCATCTTTACTATCATTTTCTCCAGCATCAATAGTTAACAAGGTGGTTAACATATCAACACCTTTAGTTTGATTATGCACTTGAATGTTTGTTGTTGATCCTGTCCCAGCTGTATATACATGTCCTCCAACATTATTGAGCCTAAGCCCGTCAAATGTGGAAGGCATAACAATTCTTGCAATTCCGTTACCTACATAAGTAGGAAGACCGTCAGCGATAACCTTAATAACTAATGTCCTATTTGAAAAAGCTGTAGCATTAGCTAATATCTTTCTATTTTCGCCAGTAGATGCATCGTACATAGCAATATAATCAGCATTAATATCCATTGTGCTTGCGATATTAAGATTATTTATAATCTCTAGCTTATCATTATTTAGGTTACTAAGGTTGTCATCCATCTCTTCAAACGTAAGAGGAGCACCTTTTGTTTGCCTTAATGTTAAATTTGCCATTTATTTAAATCTCCAATTACCAAAAGCCATTACTTTTCCATTATCTCTTATAGTTACGCCAGCATCTATGGTTTCAGTAATAGGTCTAAGTAACATTAATTCATAGTAGTTTTCAGAAGCATAGTTAAATGTAGCCATAAAAGGAAGATCAATTAAATTAGCTGCACTAATAGTAACCAGTGCTAATGCAAATACATATAACTCATCATCGTTTTTCTTTACAAAGTCTTCCCATCTTTCCCATTCGGACTTAGTTGTTTGCCCTTGATCCCACTGCATTGTTTCGCAGGTTGCTGATCCTCTGCCATTTCCTGTTCCCACAACTCCCTTGTACGAGCAAGCAATGTCTCCATACCTCTTTGCCAGCGCACTCGTTCCGTTGAGGTTGTACTCAGATACGACAACGGGCTTACCAAGCCGAAGTGCTTCTTCAATTCTTTTTCTGAACTGTGACTCACTTAGATTAAAACCAGTTTGCAAATAAATAACATCTGCATCTTTGTAATATTCAGGTTTTACTCCTGGTGTTAGGTGGACTCCAATAGGCTTGTTAACACCCTTCTTTCTAAGGTTCTGTATAAGGACACTAACCTCTTGCGCTGAGTAATACTCATCGCACTCAAGGCATACAACGTAATGACTAACAAGATCATCTACTGCATCTACTACTTGGTTCTGGTAGTCTATCTGATTCTGTAATCCCTGTTTGTATACTTGCGGGCTATCGTCAGATATCAGCCACATTACAGGAGCCAGATTTTTATCACGCAACTTATTAAGACGATCACGCCAAGCAACTCTATTAACACCGTCAACTACCTTAAATTTTGGATCATAGTTTCTAGCCATGACATCCGCATGGGTATCACCATTTAACTTTAATTTTTCTATTACCTTTTCTCGCCAAATATTATTTGATCCATCTGAAAGCCAAGATAATGTACTATATTGAGCGGCGCCTATTAAGAATGTGCTTTTATAATCAGCAACAACAGTAATAAAACCCGCGCTTACAAAAAAACAAAACAATATGGATGCTGCGTATTTACTGATCATTTTTCTTTCTGTTTAATTTTGTTGGACCTGGTAAAGCCCATCCTAATATCATAGGCAATACGAATATTAATACTAAAGCCCACCCACCTATTTCTACCATTTTATGAAGCAAAGTAAAAAAGTTATCAGGCGCCTTGATAATAGTCTGAGGCTCTTGTCCTGTTGTCAAAACCTCCGTCGCTACATCTGTCACAAAGGCACCCGTCATGGCTCCCAGTATCGGTGCACCTACACCCCCACTGATCGCAGTCCCAACACCCGCACCTATTGCTGACCCTGTTGCTACTACTGTCGATTCCTTTAGGCTCTGACATCCAGCTATTACTGTACAGGAACTGATGGTGAGGGCGATCCAAAGATTGCGGATAAGATAGCCAATCCTGCTACGATTACAATTACTATTTTTACTCTTCGATCTAGAGCGTTCCAAGTCTTTGTTATATTTTCCCACATATAATTCTCCTATTTGTTTTTTCTTTTTTTACCACTAGCGGTAGTAGACCACTTAACTTTCTTAGGCCCAGTTTTTTTGCTAGCTTCTGATTTAGAAATTTTAGATGCTACTTTTTTAGGGCGACAAGCAGGGTATGGTCTTTTAGATTTTCCTTTGGCAGTTTTTCGGCCACAAGCCTTTCCTGTTTTTACATCTGTCCATTCTTCTCCAAACCATTTACCGAGACCACCTTTACTACTTGCCACGTTTTTTTACTCTATTGTCTTTACCACTCCAAGTTCCACCCATTCTTTTATATTCTTTACTTGCCCATGCATTTGCATAAGCCGAAGGATAAACTTTAAATTTTCTTTTTGCTTTTGCTTTTGCAGAAGACCATTTAGATGGGTCGCTAGGCGTTGGTTTAGAAGCCATTATTTTTTCTTCTTTGTTTTTTTAACATTTCCACCTTCTTCTTGCTTGCCTTATTCTTGAATTAGGATCATTTCTTGTTTTAGCGCTAGAATTTTTTAATTGCCCTGCTGATCTAGCGCAATAAGACTTTCTTCTTTTAGCGTCTTTAGATCCTTTCTTAGGGTTTCCTGTTACAGCTGTCTTAAGTTTAGATCCTGGATTTGCTTTGCGATGAGCGGCTACTCCCGCTTTTGTCATTCCTGCACCTGCTTTAGTTTTTCTAAAGTTAGGTTTTTTTCCTGCGGTAGTTTTTGGTATTGACTTTTGTTTTCTTTCAGCCATTACCTAGCCTCTGGACCCAGCACTCGCTCTAACATTGTCTCTAATGCTTCTAATCTATAGGATAAAACATCTAGGTTATCTATAATAATAGCCATGTCGTGACTATCCCGCTTGAGCATATCAACATCGCTTGATATACTACTAGCCCACCACACTGCGGTAGTTGTTTGAACTATTAAAAATATAACAGCGCTAATTAAGTATGGTGGTATTGTCATTACGTTTCTACCGGAAATGAAGGATTAGGGTTCAAAGAAAACGATGTACCATTAGAGGAACCACCAAAAACAATGCAAGCCTGTTCTTTTTCTTTTGTTCGTTTAGTTACCACAACTGTACTCGTTGTGGATGTAGAGTTTACAAATACAATTACGCTCATGTTAGGAGTAAGGTGAGACATTAGCATCGGTATCTCTTGATAATCCTTTTCTAAAATCTCCATCATCCTAACAAAAGAATCAACACACATAAACGTCATTGGAGCAGCAAACTCATACATATCATCTGGAGGAGGTTGTTGAGCCTTAACAAGAACAGGGGTCATAATAACAAGCATAACAAAAGTAAATGCTGCTATAGTTGCTAATAAATATTTAATATGGTTCATAGTTAATCATCCACACAATATCCTGCAACCCAGTACGTAGGTTGAACATAGGGGAGAACTCCATATGGAATATCACGAGGCTGCTTTTCATAGAAAGCTTTTCCGTTACTCATCCGATAGGCTACACGCCTAGGCTGATAAGTTTTTCTTCCTATTCTCCTTGTCCTTGCCATTAGTAAGCTGCCTCTGCCTCTGGCTCCAGATTCCTATAAGTGCGAATAACTGGAGGTGTTGGGTCAATATCGTATATTCTTGATAATGCGTCTAAAAAATCAGGGTGAATTGTAGGGAAAAGATTATACTCGTTATCTCTTACCCATTTTGCTAAATCATAAACAACATCGCTCTCATCTTTACGCATTATTTTTCTAGACATAAGGAACTCTTGCTTCCTGTCTTTTACGTCTAACTGCAAAGATGTAAGTCTTTTTTTATCTGTTGGATAAGGCCAGAAAAATGAACCGTCTTTTAAATCAGGCTCTAATCTTTGTATCCTATCCTTTTTGGATTGTGACCCTCCACCACCAACCCAGTTTAATTCGTATACAGGAAAGCTTTGTCCTTCTATACGCATCATTTCTTTAAAATGGTCTATGTCGGATTGAGCTCCATACCTCTCATACCCAACTTTTACTTCTCTAATTCCTGGAGCCGTCTTCCATTTAGATCGTAACTTTTTTAAATAGTCCCAACGCTCTGAAAGACTCAGTCTGTGACAAACTCCATCGAGTAAATATTTATTATAGAACGAATCAACACCAACAACGCACATAGCTGTACGGTTAGACCCTTTCTTTTTTGAGCTAGCTGGATCTACAAGAATATATACATTCATAGTATATGGTCTTACTTCCCACTCTCTCCACCACTCTGATTTAAACGCTACATCACTACCAGCAATTGGGTTTAGTAACTGCTGACAAGCTACAGTGTATGTAGAAGTTGTTTTTTTAATCTCTTCCCAGCGCTCATCCATAAGAAACACTGGTACTCCATCCATTTGACCGTTGTGTGTGGCTGGATGTATACGAGGCTTTACCGCTGCTCTTTGTAAAATTGTTCCATACGTGTCACCGTATGAATATCTTGTACCTGCGTACTGATATCTTGGATTATGTGTAGACCCAAGGTTTAATGATAGCTCCCACTGCGTGGTTGTCTTTGCTATCTGCTCTGGAGTTGACACACTTTCCTGAACAACAACATCATCGTATATAATTAACGAAAAGTGTCTACCTGTTGGCTGTCCATCTACCAAACCGTGAGCTTCTACCGTTTGTTCTTTAGGGTTTGACTTTCTTTTTACACAAAGACCTTCATTTTCTGCCCATTTAGGAGCTTGCTGCCTAGGCTTTTCGTACAGTATATCTGGATATAGATTAATAAGCTTTTCATTTGCTTCTAACTCTTGCATAACTTGCCGCAAAAATGGCTTAGCCTGCTTAGAAGAGAAAGATAAAAGACCTATTGTTATATCTGGATTACATAATATTTCCTGAACACAACCAAGAAAAGTTATTATAGTACTTTTATAGTGAAACCTTGCCCAAAGATCGAGTCTTCTATCTCTGTCATTTTCGACTTCACGGCATCTTTCATATATCCAAGGATGAAGCATGTCATGACGGTTACATAGGAAAACACCAAGATAATACCTGTCAAGCTGACCGAGAGTGCGAATAAAAGTATCATCAAGATTGGGATCGCTATGACACTTAGCATATGCAGCAACGACTTGATCGTACTCTGCACCTTGCGCCCATTGAGCAAACTTGATGGCTGCTTCAGCATTTTTTGTATCAGCAAAAACATCTTTGGATATCTCTGGTAAACTCACTTTTTCTCTACGTCAGGTCCCTTTGCTTCTTCAGACCAACCATTATCTTTTTTGCCTTCAACAACTTTGAACAGAATGGAACCATCTTCTTGAACTTCAGTCCTATACGTCGTAGGAGTTAGCTTCCATACCGTGAACTCTTCACTGTTGGTTGGAATCGAGCTAAGCATCGACTCCATCCTGTCCATTGTTGACTCTACCATTGCAAGTGGTGAACGATGTCCCGTCATACCCATCATGCGCTCAAACATTCTATCCATAGCTCTAATTTGATTACCTACCATTTTTTTCTCCATGTTGTACACCTGTTATATTACACCATTTAAAATTTCAAAAATAATAAAAATTATAACTTCTTCAAGCATTTGTCATATCTTTATAAAGATTTCTAACCCACTCAAGCTCTTCTTCATTTTCAAGATAATAGTTTATTTGTCTGTCGCTTAAACCTTTTGCCCAAGGCTCAACTTGTATTAGGTATTCATAAAACTTTCTTTTCGTTTCGTCCGAACCACCACCATATCCAGCTGTAGCAGAGCTTCCTCCAGACTCTTCAATATCCCTAGCTATAGAAGTTAAAGCATCTCTTTCTACTTGACCAAAACCTTTCTTACCTAAAGTTTTATCTAAAACACTCATTATGCCTATCGGCATTCCCAGACCAAGCAAGGAAGCTAGAGCTTTCGCTAATGTAGAAGTTTTTATTCCAGCTATAGTTTGTCCTGGAAAAGCGTAGCCCACCAAGATTCCATATTCTGTAGTTCTTTTTGTGGCTTTTATGGCTGCTAACTTTCTAGCTCTTTCCCTTTCTGTTAAGTTAGGATCTCTTTTAACTGTTTGCTCTAGATTGTTTAAACTTTCTAACGCAAGAGCTGCCCTTCTACTTCTGTTTGCTAGGTTTCTGTCACCTATTGATTGTCCTGGATCACCTAATGATGGTCCACCCACGTTTGATTCTAGTCCTGAAGGAGCGGCTCCTTCTACTGCTGTTCCGCTAAAACCAAAATCAGGATGCCCTAACTCTCCTGATATGTCTCTATAAGCTTGAACAGATTCTTTCATTGCGTTTTCAAAAGCTTGTCTGTCAACATTATTTTCTACAGTTGAACCCATAGCTTTATTTTCTAAACCTCTAAACCCTTCTTTTGCTGGATCTCCTAAAGCTGCTGTTCTTTGCGCTCCGATTGCAACAGCCTCGTTCATCGCTTGCTCTTGAGCGGACCTTTGAGATCTCCCTATTGCATCTATTGCTTCTTGATTTTCTTGAGGATCTGTATTTTCCGTATTTGTTGCTGCACCTAGAAGACCATCGTCTACAACTGCTGAAGGAAAAGAACCATAACTAATATTTCTAAATGCGCCCATTTTTTCTTGATCTACGTTTTCGACATCTGGATCAACGGTAGGCATATTTTTAATGCCCAGATCAATATTTTTGCCAATAGGCATAGTTTGATCAATCATGGCCTTTGTTGAATCATACTCAAATTGACTAATAAGACCAAGATCAAGCTGCTGGTCTAAGTCTAAAGAGACGTTAGCGTCATATGCCCCTGGTTCAAGCGACTCTAAATGAGGGTTATGTTCTACCTTAGCTTTAGGATCAAACTTATCTATCAGATTTTGTAATTGCTGTTCTTTTGATATTTGCTCTGTAGTTTTAGCAACAGATATTCCAGTTTTTTTTGCTAAAGCTTCTTGATTTTTAGCTTCTAATGCAGCCTGCGTTTTGTCTCTTACGCTCTGATCTACATAACCGACCATAGCCCTAGCGAGAGCTTCCCTAAAACCTTCTATAGTGCTGGTATCTTGAGATGATTCAGAACCCATTCCAATGGAGTTGTCGGAAGCGGCGGCACCTTTAGTACCCATTCCTTCGCCGTAATCAGCGTTATCTCCATCTGTGTCCGCTCCAACTCCTCCACCATATCCAGGCATCTTAGTACCCTTTTGGAGCCTTCTTCTGTACTTTCTTGCCAGAAGATTTAGCGTATTGTTTGGCTTTTTTCATACCAGCTTTAGTGTAAGCAAATTTTTTAGTTCCGACTTTAGGCATATTAATTAAGGAGCTTTGGCTCCTCCTCCTTCATACTTTCGTTTAGTTTATCAATTATAGACTCTACATCAACAGCTTTCTTAACCTCGACAGTTGTAGTCTTGGTTTCTTTCTTTTCTACTTCCTGCTTTGAATAGGTGGATCTATAGTTAAACTTATTAACCATCATGAATGCATATAGTGATGTATTAAATGATTTATTTTCTAGGTTATCCCTACCTATCTGTATCCAGTAAGCTTCAGAAGCTTGTATACCTAACTCAATGGTGCGCTGAAAATCACCCTTTCTCTCGTCTTTTAGCCAGCGGTAGAACGTAGACTTATGAATACCAAGGAACCTGCATACTTCAACAACGGTAGACCCACAAGCAAACATCTCAATTACTTTCTTCTTGTTTGCTGTGGTCCACACACTGTTGTGTACTACCTTGCCTTCCCTACGCTTTACAGGATTAACAGCCATTATGCTCTACTTCTGCCAGGACCGCCTGGACCTTTACCTTTTCCACCTCTATCCCCTGGACCACCTCTACCGCCTGAACCGCCTCCCTTTTTGCCACCTGTACTTCCTGCAATACCTCCTCCACGGCCACCACCTGGCTTAGTCTTTCCAGAAACTTTACCCGTTCCTTTACATACAGGACAGGTTTTTGAACCCATCTTTGATCCTGCTATCTTTGCTGGTCCACGCATTTTAATCTCCTTTGTAAGGTGGGACTGTACCAACAGAAGGGAGAAGGGACCCTCAACAAGGAGGGGAGAGATGTGCTGGTACAATCCCAAATTCATTACTTATATTATAGCATATTGGGGGGGTAAACGTGTACACTTTTATTCTGTTAGCAAATTTATTAGCCAGGCACCTAAGAAAATCCTTACCAATTTTGTCCATATAGTAATATAAATATATATATATTATAATAAGGGAGGGGGTTATCTGTGGATAACTTTCTGATTACCCTTTATAATCATAGATTTAACCTACTTTTTACCTGTGGATAACCCTGTGTATAACTTTTGAATAACTTTTTATAAAAAATATACCCCCCAAAAAATTTGGAATCAAAAATTTCTAGGTCTCTTAGCCCCGGACACTGCCTACACGCAACGCACTTTCCAAAATTTTGCCGCTAAGCCAGATATGACAATACTCCATATAGGTAAACATAATATAATATTCCATAGGGGGACAATAACCAATAGATATACCCACATCTAATTTCAATTCTATACCTCCAGGGAACACTAAAAACATGCTCCCTAGCTATATACAAAGAATAACCTATACGTAGGGGTACCTAAAGCTTAATAAACTCTTGGGAACAGCTTAATGTTGTGTTAATGCCTTTTTTTATTTATATATATGGGCGGGTGGAACGGGACTCCTAAACCTCGGACGCTGTGGCACACACCCAGGAGTACCTTCCAAAACTTTCACCTTCAGTATACTACCCCCCCCTAGACCCTTGCATAGTAGCGTTTTAAATAACTTGCATTTGTTGCATAGGCTAATGCATTGCGGTATAATGTTGTTAGTGGCTGATGTACTTAGTTACCGAGCGGAACAAAGCGCACAAGTATTAAAGCGTCGCGTACCGTTCGCATTTAGGGTTTTAACAATGCACCACTGAATAAACGGTTTCGATACCTAAAGCATTGTGAGCGTACCGCAGTGAGTTAGTCGCACTTATATACAGCAATAACAGCGCTATTAATCAGTTGTCGCGTTAATGGTCTACCTTTGATGCCACTGTATAGACTAGCATTGACACTTTAAATCGGCTCTATCCGCTTGTGCGGTGGATGGATGTTCTACACCTCAAAAGGTAAGTGCGGAAAGGCTCGGGTGATGTTGCTACCCATGCAGGGATATAAACGAGGCGTTTACAGCGCCCGCACCATTTGCAAAAGTCTGGTGTCCTTAAAGGTCTGAGCCATGAGGCAGGAAGGACTTAGCGAAGAATAGCAACGCAGAGCGTTTATGGTCTTGTAGGATTGTAATCTCGCAATCCGATCAACTATTAACTGGAGCATATAAAATGCCTACTAATACTATCAAGATCGAAAAAACCGCTTCTAACGTCAAAAAAGCACTCACGAAAAGTGGCAAGTCTGGAAAGCAGGCGCAAATTGACCATCAAATGGCGCTTGTGTCGGCAGGTTGGCACTTTCACGGTGGCGAGTCTGGAAAGGGTGGCGATACCTCACTTCTCACTCATGCAGTAATGTGCGCCCCTCGCAATTGGCGTAAGGATTTAACCCGCTGGATCAGTGAAAACATGGGTCTAGTCTGGGCTAAAGACTTGAGCGTTTTCAAAGTCAAAAAGGTTTCTACTTTCAGGACTGAGCCTTTCGACGCGCAACATTTGGCAGACTTGGAGAATAACGCATGGTTTAACATCAGTGCGAACGACTCCGAAATGCCGGAATGGTTGCTTGAAAAATTGCTCAAGCAGACCCTTGCCAAAATCCAGAAAAACTCTGATGATGCGGAAAGTCAAATCAACTCTCCGTCCGTCCAAAAGATAGCAAAAGAACTATCTAACGAGTTAGCCACGCTTAAGAAACGTGCGCTTCAAGACGCCAAAAAAGCGGCGTAGTCTGCGGGGTTGTCCTATTTATTAGGGCAATCCTACAAGCCCATAAACCATAAGGATATCTTATGAAAACAGTTGTCTATAACTCTGCGGGTGCGTCTAGTGCTCAGTTCGATTCTGGAATTGCGCCGAGCCTCGACTTCCCCGCACGAATTATTCCGTCAAAAGACAAAAGCGAACGACGGATCATTGTGCCCAAATCTGGCAAGAATTGCACTCGTTCCACGTTCCCGCGTACCGCCGGAAAGATCACGCGAGCCAAGCCGAAAAGTAAACGCAGACGTTTCAAATAGTTTGCTCCCGAGTTGTAACCCCACGTACCCTATGGGTACATACTACTAACCCCTGCTATATGCCCAGGGAACACGTTTTTTATGCTCCCTGCGACCTTGTGCGGGATATTCTGAGGTCATTGTATGTGGACTGTTGAAAAAGATAAGAGTCGTTTTTATTATGTTTACGATGGTGTTCGTAAAACCTTTACGAAAGACCTTGACTGGTCTGCACTCGAAATTCTAGAGGATAATCTCGAGTGGGCGGTTGCTATTCCGTCTGAGGTATACGAGTATGAGTATAAAGATGGTGAATTTGTTGAGTATTTATCACTGTAAGGGAGGGTTTTATATGTCAATTGGATTAGTTGTGATGAATATCACGGTAATATCGCTTAGCGTGTGCGCTACGCTGTACGTCACGCTGTAATTTTAATTCTATCGGAGGTATGTGTATGTTGGAATTTGTGTGGAATATTGCGCCCGTACTGCTCGGCGTTGGGATTTTGTACTTTATTCATAAGATTCATGAGTAGATTATGAATATATTTTTTATTCATGATGACCCTTATGATTGTGCTAGGGATATGTTAGACAAACACATTGTCAAGATGCCCCTTGAGAGCGCACAGATTTTGTCAACTGCTCATAGGTTTCACAGTGGCGATGAGTATTGTGATGAGCGCGGATTGTATAAGACCGCGCATCTGAATCATCCGTCTACGATATGGGCGCGTGAGTCTAAGGATAATTATCTATGGCTGTTAGAGCATTTCAAGGCTCTGTTAGATGAGAAACTGAGGCGGTATCCTACTAGACCACCGCATAAGTCTGGCAATTTGTTAGATCATTTGAGTGTTTTGCCGTTGGGTATACCTGATGAGGGTCTAACAAAAAAGCCACAGTGTATGCCTGATGAGTACAAAAATGATGATGTTGTGCAAGCGTATCGCAACTATTACTGCGGTGCTAAGTGGTATATAGCAACGTGGAAAAAACCTGCGACTAAGCCGGAATGGTTTAGAGAACCGTTGTAATAATAGGGAGAGTAATAGTGACTGATAAGATTGATGAATTAGTTTCAATAATAATTGCAGAATCAACCCTTGAAGAGATTCGTTTAATCAAGGATGGATTAGATCAGTACCTTGATGTCTTTGATGTAGAAAGAAATGCGGATATTCTCGCTAAAGCAGAGACTGAAACCTTAAGGAGGCATGAATCAAAAGTTGCCTTCGGAATCCCCGTCCTTCCTTTAATCAAGGATGGATTAGATCAGCAACTTCTATACGAATCAAGTATTGTATGGGAGGCTGAAGATGAGACATAGAAAGCACTGGCCCAGACAAGTAGCGTATGAGAATAAGAAATATTCTCATGAATTACTCAGAAGATTAGACGTTCTTGTCAGTTATGCTTACGCGTTTTCTAAGTCTGAGAATGTACTGTATCTGAAGGAGTATGGTGCTGTAGTTGATAGTGGGTACATAGAGAACGTAACAAATCATCGTATATCTTTCCGACTCATGCTTAATTACAACGCTATTCTTTGGCTCTCTAGAAATCTTTTGGATTGCAAGTTAAGGTTTCAAGGTAGTGAGAGCAGGAGAGTACAGTTATTAAACCTAAATAAAAGCAATGCTTTATTGGGTAGAAGATGGGAGGATGACTGGGGCTATCACTTGGTTAGCGGGTGGTCTGATGGCGAGGACACATGGATCAGATTGATAGCGATGGCGGAGTCTAATGAGAGGGAGTTTGTGATATTTAATCTAACCAACTCACAGTTACCGCCTAAAGATAATGATAAATGTCCAGAGAATAGTAATGATTGGATTAGTTTGTGCCAAGATTATAGACCTGACTATATAATTGAGCCTAGGTATGAATACTGGGTAAACATTCCGATCAAAGGCAATGAGGGTTTCATTGCTAAGACAAGATTCCACGGTATCGTGGAGAGGCAACACCCTAGCCACATAGGGTAGTAAGGAGAAATACAAATGGTATTTAACTTTGCGGGAGAGTATCTAGATGGCAAGCAACTAACAGAGAAAGAAAAACTAAAGATCTTTTCTGATATGATTGCGCGTCAGGATAAGATTGACGCTAGAAAAGAAGGTAAAAGAAGTAAGCGAGAGGTTTGCGTCACCGAGTCCGAACTAGAAGCACAACAACAGAGGATGGTAGACTCTGAAAAAACATGGGAGGATATTAAAAATGAGTGTATCTGAATATGATGATGACATCTATGATGAAGAAGATGCAGAGTATGATGACCTTTCTAAAGTGCCAATCCAGTTTGATGAGGTACACGATGGCAGAGTGGTTAAGGTGTGGCGATTGGGAACTAATGATAAGACAGCCCATTATGCCATTAATAATCAAAGAGATACATACATTTCGTCATTGGTTATGTACTCTTTACCAACTAAAATTTCCTACAACTAACGGAGCAATGTAATGTCAGAAGTTACTATAACACCTAGTCAAATCCCTGAGTTTTTGAAAGCGTCACATAAGTATGGGTTTACTTGTTTGTTTACTGGACTGCCAGGGATTGGTAAGACAGAGATGGTTACTGAAACTGGGCTAGAACTTTTAGGTAATGTAAAAGATGTTAGGGTGTCTCAACTTGATCCAGTAGATGTAATGGGTGTGCCTCAAGTGCTAGATGGGCGCACTCGTTTTGCTACGCCAGACTTACTACCCGATGAGGATAGAGATGGTAAGACAGGTCTATTTATTCTTGATGAGGTTCTTGATGGTACAACTGCGGTGCTAACTGCTATCCAACAACTAATTCTTGAGCGTAGAGTTGGCTCTTATGTATTGCCAGATGGTTGGCATATAGTAGCAATGGGAAACAAGAAAGAGCATGGCGGTATCAATCGTGGTTTATCTGCCCCACTCAAGGACAGGTTTGCTCATGCTGAGGTGATTGTTGATGCGTCAGAGATCATTACTTACTTTATTAAGAAAGGTGCGGATACTATCGTGACATCATTTCTTAAGTCGCACTCTGATTTGATGCACAAAATTTCCGAAAAGGGTGGCTCATGGGCTTATCCTACACCTAGATCATGGTACAAACTTTCTCAAGTAAGGCAAGGTAATCCAAGTGATTCGATAAGGTTCCAGTTGTATGCTTCTCTTGTTGGTGAGGGTGTTGCTGCAGAGTTTATAAGTCACGAGAAGATAGCAGATCAAGTGCCAGACCCAGAGGATTGCATCAAGAATCCTATGAAAACTATGATTCCAGAGAATCCTAGTGCAAAGTATGCTATTGCTGTAGGGTTAGCACACTGGATTAATGTTGATAACATGGGTAATGTGATGAAGTATCTTGGTCGTTTACCAAGTGAGTATGCTGTAACAAGTATCATGGAAGCCAGAAAGATCAAGCCAGAGATTCAAGATACACCTGAGTTTGGTCAGTGGGCTATGGATAATGTCGATATCGTATTAGGATAATACAAATGAAACTAGAAAATAAAGCAATGTTGTTTAAGGTAGATTTTAGTATAACTTCTGGGCGTAAGGTAGACAAGGAGGTATCAAGTAAGATAGCGGATGACTACAATGTAAGTGGTGGTAGTCAAGCATCTGGTAACTTCAACAAGATTACTATAGCACAGAAGTATATTAAACCTTTCCAAGATATCAAGCGTAGGGTAGAGCAAGCAGTAAAGCAGAACACCTTGCCATACTTGCATGACAGTGATAATACTTATCTGTTACCTAACAATCGTATCATGAACATCAGTAAGATATGGCGTGATGCTGAGCGTGAATGGGAAACAGCCAAAGATGAATTGGTTGACGGCAAGTATCATGAGGCTTTGCAGGAGGCTAAGAAAAGACTCAATGATAGTGGTGGTATGTTTAGATACGATGACTATCCAGATGTTGAGGACTTTGTAGCAAAGTTTAAGATGAAGAAGTTTCTTAGACCGGTGCCGTCTGCTCATGGTCTTGAGATGCTTACTGGACTGAGTGAGATAGAAGCCAAGCGCATCAAGGATGAGGTAGAGCAGAGTATGAATGAGAGTTTGGAGTCATCTGTTGAGTCTTTATATAATAAGATTAAAGATGAGATGAATGGTTTGATTAGTGTGTTAGACAAGGATAATCCTAGGATATGTGAGACTAGGATTGATGGATTGAATCATCTTATTAGAATTATTGATTGCCTTAACTTTACTAATGATGATAAACTAAAAGATATACAACAGTATATGAAAGATAATCTTTTGTTTGTACCAGCCTCACTAAGAGGTAACAAGCCTGCTCAGACTCGTGCTATTAATCATGCTCGCAAGGTATTGCAGATGATTTTTGTTAATGATGTAGCAGATAACCAAGAACAACCACTAACAGCAATGGAGAAACTGTATGGATTCGGCTCGTAAGTTAGAGATTGCAAGATCAAGAGCGTTGATGGACTTCCCTTTCTTTGGCCATTTACTTTTGTCAATGGAGATAGTTCGCAAGGATGAGATACCTACATTTGCTACTGATGGGAGGAGTATTTTTTATAACGATGATTTCCTTAACAAACTTAGTATGGATGACATTCAGTTTGTATTACTGCATGAGGTTATGCACCCCGCTTTTTTCCATCTAACTAGGAGAGGACATAGAGATCCTACGCTATGGAATATTGCAGGTGACTATGTAATTAACTATCAGTTAGTTGATGAGGGTATGAAGCCACCAGAAGATGTATTGTATGACAAGAAGTATAACTTTGACTGGAATACTGATGCTGTTTACAATGATATATTAGAGGGTAATAATCCTAACATATCTATACAATCTCTTGATGATATGCCATGCACTGGACACTTCACTGACATGGATGGTGAGGGTGAAGGTAAGAAACAAGAGATGGAGAATGAGTGGAAGCAGAAGATATTATCTGCTGCAAACTCATGCACTCAGCGTGGTAGTGTACCCGGGGCGTTTAAAGAGATCATAGATGAGATACGCAATCCAAAAGTATCATGGGCTGATGAACTTGCTGAGTTAGCAAGGGAGCCAATGAGAGATGAACACAGTTGGAAAAGACCACAGAGAAAGTTTATTGCAGATGAGTTATACTTACCATCCATTCAAAAGATAGATGGCTTGCGTAAGATTATATTTGCTGTAGATACTAGCGGTTCAATGAATACAGATATACTTATTCAAGCATGGTCAGAGATTGTTTCAGTAGCACAGGATTGTGATGTTGATGAGATAATTATTATGGATGTAGATACTGAGGTACAAAACATACATAGATTCCAAGCACTTGATATACCAGAAGCATTAAATGTAGTTGGTCGAGGAGGTACTGCCTTCGAGCCTGCGTTTGATTGGGTTGTAGAGAATGATGAGAGTCCATGTGTACTTATATATCTAACTGATTTGTATGGTTCTTTTCCTTCATACGAGCCAGACTACCCAGTGATTTGGGTAAACTATGGCGACGAGGAAACATCACTTAGTGTACCATTTGGAGATGTAATTAACGTAGAAAACTCAGGAGAATAAAATGGGTAATAGTCATAGCGATTTTGTACATTCAGATTTTAAAACTAAAGAATCTCTTATAAAGTTTCATGAGTATGAGACAAGTTTAGCCAGATTAAACTATACTCGAAGTTCATTAGTGCTTCAAAAAGAAGATGATGGGTATGCTATTAAGCAAGAGATGTCATATAGAAATGACTCGGAAGAAGAAAGAGGTTTGATGACAAGGATTAAATACTATAACGATGATAGTATTGATGTTGACTTTACACCCGCTAATAAAACACATTACTATTATCATAGCATAGAGGAGGATCTTCTTAGGTTTTTACCTCAATCAATACATATATATACTGCTAACAATAAAAGATATGCTATATATGAGATGGATGAAGATGTTAGACGAGTACACTATGATGTTAGTAATGTTTGGGAACTTCAAAAGGATCGGATTACTTTTAAACCAGATGGTACAATAGATGGTGGTAAAAAATGTACTAGAGGTGAGTCTAAATTTGCTGATGATAAGCCACTGAAAGAACACTTAACTGCTAAGCATTTTACAGAGATGACTAAGGCTAGACTTGACGGAGACTTCAAGGTTGAATGGGGTCAGTTAAACGCCACATTTAGAGGGGTGGACACCAGAAAGTTTCACTTTGTTGTTGAGTTATTTAGACCAAA